GGTCTGATATCAAGGTTAATCTTGACTTCGTGGTATTGAAGAGCAATTAAAGGAAGGGCAAGACCAGGGTTGGTACAAAACCAGAATTGAAGAGGAACATAAAGAGTGCATTCAGGAAGAGCATTTCTTGGAGCACAAACTTGACGAGGAGCTAAGGAGTCACAAGGTCCATCAACTTCAGCGAATGAAGGATCAGTAATGAAGGTAAGTTGGGTAACGTTACCAATCATCTTGAAGTAACCGCGTTCTTGTTCAGCAGTCATTGTAAGTTGGTTCCAGATGTGCATCCAGTCACCATATTGACGATCGATTCTTTGACCACCAATTTCAACTTCAACTTGAGCAATTAATTGTTCACCAGGATAATCTAACCAACGAGCATAGACACCAGATCCAACGCCAGCAGCGAAGGAAGCAATACCCATAAGTTGGTTAATTTCAGGTAAGGTTACTTGCAAGTATGTTCTGTATGCAAGATCACCATTACGACTGATGGTACATTGGACACGACGACCGAAATCGGCTTGACCGTTGAATGTTTGTTCAATTGATTCAATAGCAAAGTTAGTATATCTGCGATAAGTAACTTTCCAGAATGTAATTTGAGGATTACCAGTTAAGTACACGTCTTGTGCACCATAAGCTACGAGTTGCATTAATCCGCCTCCCATTTTATACATTCCTAAAAGAAAAAAATTTTCAAAAAAAATAATTAATTAATTTTAAAATAATTAATTATTCATCTTAATTCCTACATTTTTACGAAAGTAAATTATTAATATTGGCATTTTCCTTCATAAATATGGCAAGATACGTTTCATCAAAAACTTCTTTTTTTCCTTCATGATTTTTTGTAAAAATATATGAATCTTTTCTTTTTTTTATAGACCATCCATTGTCTAAAGCATTATACAAAAAAACCATTTTTTGAAATTTTATTTTATCTATTTCTAAACTTTCATCTTTTTCTATTTTTATTTCTATATCCATTTCTATATTAATATTTCATTCTTTATTTCTACTTTTAACTAAATTTTTCCAATTCACTTTTTATTGTTTGTATATTTTTTTTCATAATAAACAATTCACATTTTAAGTTTCTTATTTCTTCTAATAAATCCAAATGAATTCTTTTATTATTTATAAAATTTACTATAAATGACGATATTGTTACAAATGTTAAAATAGTTATAGGTTCCATCCATTAAAAAACAAAAAGTCTTTAAACTAATTTGTTTAAACACTTTTTATTACTAGTTATTGTAATGACTTTCTATAAAATCTACTATAATGTTTTTCTTCACTTTCTAATTCTCTTAATGTTGTTTTTAATATTTTTCCATTATTATCTGAATAATATACATTTTTTATTGAATATCCTAATTTATTTGGTAAACTATTCATCATCTTAATACAATTAAAACATGGCTTACTTTGTTGCAATTTATTTTTACCTGATAATCTTATTACTAAAATATTTATATTTTCTAATCTTCTTTTCCTTTTTAATGGAGGTAACTTTCTAATTGCATCAAACTCTGCATGAACTCCTGGTTTAAGACCAAGAGAATCTCCCATTGAATTAACACCAAAACTTAATATTTTTAATTTGTTTTTGTTTTTGTTTTTATCTTGCTTATACCAATTACTTTGGAATAAACAAGATATATGATTATAATGACCACATAAACATGAATTTACCTTTTTTTCACCATTTTCATATAATTTTATATCTGTATTAGAAGGTAAACAAAACCTTTTTGTAAACATAGTATCAAATATATTTGACATTTATATTTATTAAAACATTCTTATAATATATATCAGTTAATTATGTATTTATAATTTATATTTATTATATAAATTCATTTCATTTTTTTTTAATTTCATTTACACTTTTAAAATGTAATATTTACAATGTTGTCAAGTTAAGTTAACTAATTATATTATTTTTTATTTACTTTTATAAATAAAGAAAATTTGAATATTATTAATATAAAATATTATTCAATATTATATATTTTTACAAATATCTAATTAAATATTTCTACAAATATTCTATATATTTAAATATGCCATCCTTTAAACCAAAGGCAACAAAAAAAATAAAAATTTGTAAAAAATATACAACCACATTAGACGGTAAACATAAGGAATTTGTTAATGAATTTAATAAAGACGAGCTTGATATTATACCTAAACTTAAAGATGAAAAATATAGTCTTAAAAAACAATTAGAGTTGGAAGGTAATACACTTTCTATAGAGCAAATAATGGAAATTAAAGATAGAATTAAAGAAATAACAGAAAATATTAAAGAATTGAAAAATAAAAAAATAAATTATTTCTTAGATAATTCAAAATATATATTTGAATATTTCCAAAATAAAAAAAACATTAATAATGTTGAAGAAACTAACAAAGTAGTAACATCTAAAAATCAATTACTATTTAATATTTTTAAAGTAAAACAAGAAGATGCATCAAATGATAATTTAATAAATGACACTCATAATAAAAATATTGTACAAAAATATTTAACTAATATTGATTCATCTTTTTTAGATATGAATTCTTTTGTAAAAGAAACTGATATTTGTGAAAGTTGTCGTAAAGGGGAAATGATTCCTTTAGATGATGAAGGTGTGCTTATTTGTAATATTTGTGCTGTTCATATTCCATATTTAATTGAAAATGAGAAACCAAGCTATAAAGAACCTCCAAAAGAAGTATGCTTTTATGCATATAAAAAAATAAATCATTGGAAAGAAATATTAGCACAACATCAAGGAAAAGAAACTACTCAAATTCCTGATACTGTAATTGAACAAATCTTGCAACAAATAACAAAAGAAAGAATATCGTTTGACCAACTTTCACATCATAAAATGAAAGAAATTTTAAAGAAGCTTGGATTTAATAAATATTATGAACATATTGCATTTATTAAAAATAAATTAGGTATTAAGCCACCTGTTTTCAGTCCTGAATTGGAAGAAATGCTTTGCAACTTATTTATGGAAATTCAGGCATCTTATGCAAGAAATTGTCCTGATTACCGTGTAAATTTTTTGAATTATTATTATGTACTTTATAAATTTTGTGAATTATTAGGTGAAACAGAATATCTTGCAGATATTCCTTTATTAAAAGATAGGGAAAAACTTATTGAACAAGATGAAACATGGAAAAAAATGTGTATTGAATTGGATTGGGAATTTATTCCTACTGTTTAATAATTTAATGCATTTTTTAATTGGTCGTATTCATCATCTTTATATTGAATAGGATTTGTTTCTTCTTGTGTAGTAAAGCTAGTTCCTCCATATTGTCTAGATTTTCTAGATTTTCTTTTGTTAGTTCTAGATTTTCTTTTACTAGTTCTTGATTTTCTTTTGTTAGTTCTAGATTTTCTTTTACTAGATTTTCTTGATTTTCTTTTACTAGATTTTCTAGATTTTCTTTTATTAGTTCTTTTTCCTCCATAAGTCTCTTGTGTCAAAGGATTAGTTAAATCATTAAAATTAATTGTTTCTTCTTCTTGTCCAATAGTTGACATAGATGTATTCATAAAATCAGGTGTACCAGAAATATTAGGTGTTCCTGATATATCACTAATTCCAGAATTATTAGTTTCTACAGTTGTATAACCTGAATTGCTCATATTTTCAACATTTAAATCATCCATTGTTAAAGGAGGAGGTGTTACATCTAAATCTGGTGTTTCAACAGAAATATTATTCATAGAAACATTTGAATTATTAGGTATAATTGAATTATTAGATTCATTTAAATCATCTAATGTTAAAAGTGCAGGACCATTAGCACCTCCCATGCTTTTTCTAGAAGCTCTTCTATTTTTTCTTTGCATTCTATGTTTTCTACTTTTATACATTTTATAATATATTACAATATATTATAAAAGTTTACAACTATTTTTTTTTGTATTATTAAATTTTTATAAAATTTACAATCCACCTGGGAATCCAACTAAATTAGCGCCTATACCAAATCCAGCACCTGAACGAGCTGTTACTCCCATAGAAGGAATATAAGTATCTAAAATTGCAAAAGTAGCAGCAGCGGTTAAAGCAATTAATGCAATTTCTTCAAGATTTAATGAACGTTTTGGGATTGCGAAAGCAGCAATTGAAACCATTAAACCTTCAATCAAATATTTAACAATGCGCTTAATAAGTTCGGTTACATCAAACATACCCATTTTATATAAATTAAAAAGAAAAAAATAATAATTTATGAAAATTAAAACTTAAAACTAATGATTTACTAAATAATATAATGAGTAAAAATAATAATTCCAAGAAGGGATTTGAGAAAAAGCAAAAGAAGGATGGTACACCTAATCCTAAATATGTAGACTTACTTGAAGTTGATAAACCTATTGCTGGCCAATCATTTGGTTGCTTTTCATTTATTTCTCCTGATAAAATCCTAAAGCAACGTGAAATGTTTTTCTTTGAGGAATTTTTGAAACAATGGGAAATTAATAAATCAATGGAAAAATTTCATCAATTCCTAAACTTTGTTTCCTTTAAATATAAATTACATTTTGAAGATATTATTAAAGATTTTGAATCTTTTGTAAAGGAGGAGAGAGAAGCCATTATTAATTCCTCTTTGGAAGACGATTACAAAACATTCCTAGATAAAGAAGAAGAAAATCTTGAAAAGAAATTTAATGTCAAATACAATTTTCAAACATCTGTTAGAGGATTTAAAGCTAGAGGCAATTTTGCATCACAAGAAGAAGCTGAATTACGTGCAAAGCTTTTAAGAGAAACAGACCCATATTTTGATGTATTTGTTGGACCTGTAGGTACTTGGCTTCCATGGGAACCTGAAGCATATAAAACTGGTAGAGTTGAATATATGGAAGAAGAATTAAATCAATTAGCTAGTGAGAAGAAG